GGATGTTCGACTCATCCTCCCGTTATCTTTACATGACAAGGAACACTCATGTAAAGATGATTCTAGTTAAAAAAATAACCTCACTATATATAAAATGTCTGGTGGTATTGCCCAACTCGTCGCTGTCGGTGCCCAAGATGCGCACCTCGTCGGCCAACCCGAAGTCAGTTTCTTCCGCTCGAGCTATCGTCGTCACACGAACTTCGCCCAAACTGTGGAGCGCCAAGTGCTCCAGGGCATCCCAACCAATGGTGGTATCTCCACAGTTCGATTCGAACGCAAAGGTGATCTTCTTGGATATGCCTACATTACGCAACGTACCCCAGCTGCACTCACCAAGGCGCAATGGGCGAGCCGAATCAAGAAGGTCGAACTTCTGATCGGTGGACAAGTCATCGATGATCAAACGTCGCATTTCTCCCAGTACATCGCACCAACTATCATGGCTCAAAACACAAGCAAGGGTCCAGACCGCTCTTCTACGAGCACCACTCGATTCTATCCACTTCGCTTCTCTTTCTGTGAGAACTGGCAATCTGCAATCCCATTGATCGCACTCCAGTACCACGACGTGGAATTGCGTATCACGTGGAACACGCCAGTGGCGAATGATTATGAAGTGCACGCGCAGTACATCTACTTGGATACCGATGAACGCACCACTTTGGCGTCCATGCCACAAAACATGGTCGTCACCCAAACCCAAAAGTCCATCGCATCCGGTAGTGCTATGCAAGAACTTAACTTCAATCACCCAATCAAGCTCTTGGCGTCATCCAATGTGTTTGATGCCACGGCTTTGGGTATTGCCACGGGTAGCATTAAGCTCCAAATTAACGGTACGGATGTCACGGATTCCAAGCCAACTGTGCCACACTACACGGAAACGTCTCTGTACTATCACACCGCGGCTTCGTCCATCGAAGGTGATGCGGGTAACTACTTCTTGTACCCATTCTGCCTCGAAACCTCCAAGTTGCAACCCACGGGTTCGCTCAACTTCAGTCGATTGGATTCCGCGCGTCTCGTGTCTACCGGTGGTTCTTTCACCGCGGGACAAGACGTGTATGCCGTGAACTATAACATCCTCCGCATCGAGAATGGTATGGGTGGTTTGATGTACTCGAACTAAATTTATTTACACACTAATAACAAATGCTTTGGAAGTACATATTTCTCTTGGCATTTGTCTTCATACTCACGTACAATCCAAAATCCAGGACACTAGAAAAATTCATAGCTCCTATAAATCACGAGGAAGCTACTTAAAAAGATTCAACGTTTCTATTACATAAATATGTTGTCATTCGATCGAGAAACACTCACGATCGTGGCTGTCATCGTTTGCATCGCAGCGACAGCCTACATGTTCAATGAATTCTCGAAAGCGAAATCCGATATTGAAGGCATCAAAGGTTTCTGTAATAAACTCGTTCAAGCGCAACAATCTCCACCACCACGTCCACAGGCTCTTCAACAGGAAGACGAATATGATGACGACGACGAAGAACCCGTTCCCGTAAAGAAAGTTGCCGATTCAGCGGATAATTAACATCTCGGTCGATTATAACTTGCGACATCGCAATGAAAAAATATAAAGCAATCGCGATACCGGTAACATTTACGGGCGACAAGCCAAGGTTCCTCACAGTCAGAGATAAGCGCTTTAAAGATTGGATATTCGTGACCGGGGGGTGTCGCCGAAGAGAGATTTTTAATCCTATTCGGTGTGCCCTCCGAGAACTTGAAGAAGAGACTCGTGGTGTGGTCTCCTTAAAACGGGGCGAATACACAGACTTTAAATTTACAGTAAAAGAGAGTCCCACTGTTGATCTCGAATATAATGTATTTGTGTTTTACGTAAATTACACGAAACCCGAACAACTGGAACTAGTAAAAAAATTTAACGATGAAAAACAAAAAACAATAGCAAAAAAAATACAAAAACAACCAATCAAGCGCACACACGATGAAAATGATTTTATGTCGTTCGATACCCTTCAAGAATTCAGAGTAAAGAAACAGTGGGAACGAATCATGAAGAATATCCTAGAAAATCCAGAATTTTATGCGTGTGTTACATCGTTGGATAGAAAATCCTTTGCTATTAAATAATGAAGTCTAAGAACTACATTCTAATGCAAATACACGAATTGCTCGTAGATAGACACTCGTACACACCCAGTAAAGCGAATGCTTTTATTGATAATCACAAGGAAGACAAAGTGTATGAACTTCTCGTATTAAAAAAGAAACTTTCCGAAGACGAACCGGAATATCCAGATATTTCTTATAGACGAACTATGTGGCGCAACTTCGAAGAAGTCGAAGAAGATTAAAAGAATAAAACTACGTATTGGTAAGTATGTTCAGGGAGTGGTGTAAAAACCATGGCTTCTTTGAAAAGAACCCCAATCCATCACACGTGCTTATGGACGGTGGAGTCCTCTCAGTGCCGTTTGATAGATTGACCGATTTTTATGAAAAATATGTGGAATGTGTGAAAGCGGGTGAGAAAGTATATGTCGTCGAACAAAAGACCATCGACGCATATAACTTTTTCGTAGATCTCGATTACAAGGATGATGATCCTTTGACTATAGAAGAAATTAAGCGTGTATGTAAAGTCATTTGTGACAAGGTATCTAAATATGGTGGAAAGAATGCACTCGTCTCTGTCGCGAAACCCAAACCAGTGGGTGATTTCGTTAAAACGGGGGTACACATCAATTGGCCAGATTTCCCGGTCAATAGAGATTCAGCTATCGCTCTCAGAGAACACATCATAGGTACACTGAATCTCGTGTATGGTTCCAAAGACTGGAATGATATAGTCGACTTGTCTGTGTATGGGAGCAGCGAAAGAAACACGCGTGGGAGTGGGTTCAGAATGCCATTCTCACACAAGTGGGTAACACACAAGGAATGTGGTGGAAAAGGGTGTAGTGACTGTACCAACGGAAAAGAAACACAGGGTGAGTATCTCCCAGTTTTCATATACAAACATGGTCCACTCGCCATGTTTGAACGTGTATCTTCAGAACCGACGATTGAAATCATGCACATGGCGACACTTCGAGTCAAAGATATACAACCAAATATTATAGAGGGATCAAAGAAAAATGAAGGTTCGTTCACTGCCACACAGCTTAAGAATGAACTCAAAGATCCGGAAGCATGTGCACTCGTTGAATCATTCATACGCAAAAACCTCGAAGGTCAAGGGTACGCGCGCATCAAGAATATATACAAGGAAAAGAATAGTTATCTCGTCGCCACGACGTCGAGGTATTGTGAAAACACAAAGAGGGCACACGGTTCAAACCACGTGTGGTTTTATATCCTCGGGGATTCTATATTTCAAAAGTGTTTTTGTAGATGCGAGACCATGCGCGGACGTTTTTATGGTTTTTGTAAGGATTTTTCAGGTAGAAAACACCAGTTACCACCGACAATAGTAGATAAACTACAAGTTGTGAAGCATAAACCGCCACCCAAAAGAGCTCCAGCACCACCGAAGCCAGGTGACGAGATTAAAAATGAACTGAAGAACTATATCCAAAAATATATAGTACAGGGACATGATATGACAGTACGTGACGTCAAAAAGGAGAAAGGTATCAGAAAATACACGGTATATTCGGATTACGTGTGTCGAGAGTGCGGGGAATTATCCACGTTTTCTATATCTAAAAACGAGATTAAACGTGTGTGTAAATGCAAAAATCGCGCACATATTCTTATAGATAAAATAACAAGTAAGTTATAGATGTTAGCACTCGCGTTTCTCCTTGCGGTGATATACATGTCATCTAAACTCGTAAAAAGGGGTACGAATCCAACCATACTCGACAGTCTCATAAAGGAGACCCATAAGTATTCTGGAATGAGCGAGGTTCTCTACAGGGAATTCCTTGCAAACATAAATATGGCGAGAGAATACAGCACACATGAGGATATTTCTAGAAAACTTCTGGAACGCGGTCTCGTGAATTTAGAAGATTTAGCGTTAGAATATACAGCTGGTGATATGTCAGTCATTGACGAGATACACGAGTTAATAGTGAAGATAAATGCCGAATTTGAAAACACGTATAGAAGGACTTAAAGATGTAATGCCAATATAGACAAATGAGTACCATACGAACACGCTCAGGGCGAATTTCCAAACAACCAGAACGTCTCGAAGTTTTTGAAGACGTGGAAGACGACTTCACTGACGGCGAAGATGAGGACTTTGACGAAGATGATTATGACTCTGAATCTGAATCCGTGTCGGACTTCGATGATGAAGAAGACGCTGATGAAAACGGTAATTTAGCCGGATTCATCATAGATGACGATGAGGAAAGTGATGATGAGGATGAGGAATAATGTACTTAAAAAAATGATTCGCCAAATTATAAATGGAGAGTGATATAGGAAATCCCATTGAATACACCCCTGATATAATGGATAAAGAGAGTGAACGCGGACAAGAAGAACATCAAGAACAAGAGCCAATGTATTACTATCCACCACCACCTCCACCACCCATGCATCACCAGTATCAACCCGAAAAGGTTGATATATTTGCTACACTTGATAAAACTGCGTACACTATCATTTTCGTTGCCTTCATATTAGGCTTTTTCATGGGGAAAACCATGCAACCAGTTATCCTTCGACCAGGATGAGAATCCTTTGAAATCTGTCGTTGGTTCATCTCTCGACTCTAAAAAATACGCTCGACTCACAACCAATGGATCCTTTGATGCAGCTTCTGCGACTTCTGTTGCGGATACGTATGGATCTTCTTCTTCCATCTTCCGTTTAAGCTCTTCGACCTGACGGTCTCTCATGTTTAAACCGAATATATATAGCACAATAAGTATGGTCACCACGTTAAGTGCGATGGTCAACATAATTACTATATGCTCATTTTTTTTATTTAGTTCGAGTTCACTTCTTCACCCTTATCTTCTGCTACTGTAATTTCTGCTTCCGTAGATGCTTCTTCGGACTTGCGCTTCAATCGCAGTTCCTCGATTTCCTTTGCGACGATTTCATCCGCTTCCTTGATGAGTTCCTCCATCATGACGTCTGGCTTTTCCTTCTTCAATCGCTCCAATACTTCGGCTGGGTGACTGATTGGCTTTTCGTCTGGCTTCGTGTAATACTTCGAGTTTTCGTCGCCCGGCTTGATGAATGTGTTCGTACCCGACTCCATCATGTCACGCTTACGTTCTTCAAACATCTTTGCCGCCATTTGCTGGTTTTCCTTGTATCCAGACATCAAAGCCTCGAGCTTTTCATTCGTGTAGTGCACGTCTTCAATGGCGGTAGGATCGGGTGGAATCAATAACCACTTGTACATGTCGACAACATAAATGTCAAACGTTGCGTCTTCCTTTTGGAGGCGCTTCGCGTGAGACGCGGCTTCTTCTCGAGAGTTAAAAGCGCCTCGAATCTTAACACCGAACTTATCATTCTTTTGAGGACACTCCGGACCTACCACGGAGAGACAGGCATAGAGTTGACCGGGGACGGTGGTATAATCTTGTTCGAGCGACATTTTCTAAGAAATACTCGTG